GGATAATCTTCAATTAGTTCAATCGTAACATGATCCCAACCAATTTGATTGATGTATTCGTATATTTTGTTGACACCCTGCTTTGAAACACTAATATGCTTATTTAGCCTTAAATTCAATGGCTGTATTGTGGATCCAATATAATAATGTCCATCATCGCATAGCAATCGATAAATCTTTCCGTCAATATTGTTGGTCTCCATAATCTAATTAGATACCGTATACTTTATACTCTATTCTTTTTCTAATATGCATTTTCAAATTTTAACAAATTTATAAAATATATTCATAAATTACATTAAGAAACGAATATATCAATTGAAATATATCGGTCACACAGTTCTTATGTAACCCCATTTCATATCCGCACAGATCTGCTCCCATGTCTTGTCCTGCAAATACAACTTATCGCGATTTTTCAGCAACGGGAAGCATGCAAGATACTCATCCATCTCCAGCAATTCGCAAAATTTATAAAGCACATACCCATACGACAAAAAGTTGCGACGACCCTTCGGGCAATGCTTCTTAAATGATGGCTGAATCTCCCGAAACATATGGCGCAGTTTCTCCTCGTCTTCGCGCGACATGAACGGCGCATTTTGTCCGTTGAGCCGATTAATAATGTGAGGAATGTGTTCGTAATATTTCGAGCATTTCATTTTACGAAGGATTTCACGCAGCTTCGTGGGCTTGAGAGAGCTCATGTTGGTGATGCGCTCTTTTTTGAGTTGAATCAAGATCTCATCGTAAATATCGGCGGGAATTTCGGTACTTTCCTTGGCCTGAAACTGGGCGAGCCATTCGTTAAAATGATTAATTTTCTTATAGGCATAATAACAAATCTCTCGAGGAGGATCCTTGTAGGATGGTTTGTCGCTGTCAACCAAAATGAATTCCTGGTGGCCGCATTTAGCGCATGTGAGATTAGCCTCATTTAAACACATATTCATTTCATTTCCGCAGCGCTCGCATAAAGTCCAAGGATCATCATATTCATCCTGATTGCTTCGGCCCATGGCGGGATCCTCCAAATGCAAATATTCGTTGAGAAGCTGGTGACGCTGAAAGCTCTTTTTCTCATTGGAGGGCGCAGGTTCCGATCCATCATTGCTGGAATCCAGCTGAAAAGAATCAAGCACACTATCAAGTGTTTTCTCTTGAGCGACTTCCTCTAAAATAGCTAAAATGGATCCAGGTTTCGCTTTATTCGATGTAAATGTCGCAGTACCCTGTTGAATTTGGTCCTGAATGTCGTAATAATTATACAGAATATCACCTGTTCGAAGATAATAATCCATTACCTCCGTTCCATTTTCAATGGACTGAATCCGCTTCTCTAACAATTCCGCATCGCGCTCCCATCTCCAGCTTTCCATATCTGTTGTGGCCTCTTTGATCTTCTTTTGAAGGTGTGATAATTCCTCTTTGTATCTTTCAATGTTATCTTTTTCTTCTAACATCGTTTGAACTTTCTGGTTATGAATGGCATCGAGCGTGGTACGAGCTTCTGGGTTACTTCGCTTTGAGCTCTTTACTTTGAAAAACGCACTGTCACTCATCAAGTGTACTTATACGGTATGTGTGGTGTGGTTTTAAACCCCTCCTGTTATGAATGGATGATTGAGTGTGAACTGCGTTTAAATTCTGTGAAAAATGCGTACGGTATGAGTTTATGATCCATAAAACAGATATTCAATCGTAATGGGTTCAGAGGGTTCATGTTGATAAACATGGGTGCGCTCAACAACATGCTGCATACGCCGATCAAATTCAGTTTCTTCTAGATGGAGGATTCCTGCACGAGTATAACGAAAAGGCGAAGGATGCTTACGATTTCCCTCTTTGTATTGATCGGGATTCATTCGAAGAAAGACAATCTTTCGAAATCCAATATCCTCATATAATTCTATCATGCGTTTCTCTTCACATGTATAATTTACATGTCGATTCTCATCAATTTCAATCACAAGACAATGCGATCCAAAATCAATGAAGACATCGGGTCGGCGTCGCGAACACCCCCCTTCTACGATTTTATCAAATCGCATGGTAAATGTATCTTGAAAGTGTTTTTTAAGATAGTCAACAACATGGTGCTCTTTTAACTTATATTTTCGAGGGATTATTGCATCTGGATGTAATACACAGTAGCACCGAAAACAGTAGGGTTTCCACTGGGATCCGATAATGGAAATGGCTTTGCAATGCTGACAGGCACTGGAGGGGGTACAAGTGATACATGCAGATGTTCGCTTATCATGCATACAAGTTCGATTCCCATGGCAGTCTATGCATTGGTATCGTAGTTTGCTGTGTTCGCATACATTTTTTCCATGACATGTTATACAATTATGTTTATTATTACCATGAATACATATTTCAGAACCACCACATTCAGAACAACGGCTTTTTCGTAGTTGGTGAGGGCATATTTGAGATCCAATACATTCTACACAGATTTCTTTTCGCCGCCGATGAGGGCACATTTCAGAACCACTGCATTCAGCACATCTACTTTTTATTTTTTGATGGGGGCAGACACTTCCACCTTTACATTCTGCACAACGACTTCTGCGTTTATCATGGATACATATGGATACGCCGCTACATTCTTTACATTGTTGTTTAATTCGATTATGTTCACATATACCTTTTCCATCACAATCTTTACATATGTATGTGTGCTTTCCATGAATACATATACAAGAACCCTTACATTCTTTACATTGAAATGAATATTTACCATGTTCACATTTTTTACGTATATACTTTGGTTTTTCTTCTGCCATTATGATTCTATTTGTTATCATTCAAATGGATCAATTTTATCCTGTTGATTTTCTTATATATACATACATAGTATTATCATGTTTACTTAATAAAATGGAAAATCGTTAAAACTGAAACACCCCGGCCAAATTTTTAAAAAGTGTGTTTTCCCAAAATTATTTTGTATTGTATAAGTATAAAAAAAAGATGACCGGAGGTGGGCTCATGCAACTTGTCGCTTACGGCGCCCAGGACGTTTACCTGACTGGCAACCCGCAGATCACTTTCTTCAAGGTGGTGTACCGCCGCCACACCAACTTTGCCATGGAGTCCATCGAGAACCCGTTTAACGGCGCCCCGAACTTCGGCAAGAAGGTCACCTGCACCATCCAGCGCAACGGTGATCTCATTCACCGCATGTACCTCCAGGCTACCCTGCCTCAGGTGCAGCTCCAGTCGACGGACGGTTCTGGCGCTCAGTTCCGTTGGCTCAACTGGATCGGTCACAACATCATCGATTATGTTGAGATTGAGATCGGTGGTCAGCGCATTGACAAGCAGTACGGTGACTGGCTTCACATTTGGAACGAGCTCACCCAGGAGGCCGGCAAGCAGGCCGGTTATGCCAAGATGGTTGGCAATGTGCCCGAGCTCACGAACCTCCTGTACCAGGGTGGCTCGACTTGCGACAACGACTGCTATGGCGGTGAGCCCCTCACTTCGGAGGTCATCACCTCGTGCTCGCCGATGTACACCCTGTACATCCCGCTCCAGTTCTGGTTCTGCCGCAACCCAGGTCTTGCTCTGCCGCTGATCGCCCTCCAGTACCACGAGGTCCGCATCAACCTCGAGTTCAACACCCTCAACAATGTCTGCTGGGATTACTCGAACTCCTCGGACCCCCACGCGATCCGCAACCGCGTCGGCCAGTGCGGTCTCGCCGCCGCCTCGCTCTATGTCGACTACATCTACCTCGACACGGACGAGCGCCGCAAGTTCGCCCAGGTCTCGCACGAGTACCTCATCGATGTTCTGCAGTTCACGGGCGGTGAGTCGATCACCTCGTCGGCCAACAAGCTCAAGCTGAACTTTAACCACCCATGCAAGGAGCTTGTCTGGGTCGTCCAGCGCGACTCGTTCGTGTCGTGCGACGACAACATCATCAACCCGTGGAAGGGTCAGCAGCCGTTCAACTACTCGGACTGGTGGGACCGCTGCGTGCTCGAGTCGGGTTACTCCGTCACTCGTGTCGAGGGTATGGCCGGCAAGAACCCGACCATCACGGGTCTCCTCCAGCTCAACGGCCACGACCGCTTCCAGGTTCGCGACGGCAACTACTTCAACTGGGTCCAGCCGTACCAGCACCACACCAACATCCCAGCGGTCGGCATCAACGTGTACTCGTTCGCTCTCCAGCCAGAGCAGCACCAGCCGTCGGGCACTTGCAACTTGTCGCGTATTGACAACACCACGCTGTTGTTGACTGTCTCGAACAACGCCGTCGGCACTAACCTGTCGTCGACTGTGCGAGTTTATGCTACAAATTATAATGTTCTCCGCATTATGAGCGGAATGGGTGGTAAATTGGGTCTTGTACTCCATTTCATCTCGCAATGCATCCAAATGTGGATGGTTGCGGCTGTTATGCTATGCCACCAAGTGTCCCAGAAAAACCTGGGGCAAGTTTACATATCGGCTTGACTACTTGTAGTCAAGCAAGCAACACCGTCAAATTGCGGGAAACTCCTGTCAAGTCATCAGTACCGTTCTGGGATCGAAAGATCTGCCCAGCAACACCATGGGGAAACTCATGGGTATGGTAAGAACCTGATGATTAAGGATTATCCGCAGCCAAGTCCTAACGATGACGCCCTCAAGGCTCATCTAAGGATGCAGTTCAGAGACTTGATGTCGGTGGGCCAACAAAGATTGAATACACGAACCAATAAGTGTTTCATGAGTTGGCATAAGGTAAAGTCCGTCCCCCTGGAGACAGGGTCAGCAAGAGGATTCAAATGTGGTCGATATTCCATGTGCGAGGAGAGCTTGTTGGGTATGATGTCATAGACATTGTGCGGGTCAAACGCTAGCTTACAGCAACTAAATCAATATTACTGTGTGTATTATTGTATTTTTATATA